ATACCTTCTCTTGGTTTGGCTTCATCTACCACAACATGGTAATAAATTCGACCATCGATGTACCATCTCTTAAACAAATCATCTGAAAGATTTCCAAAATTTAACATCTTTAAGACATTATGGAATTCTTCTGTGATTTTCTTTTTGATTGTATCTGGTTGTTTCAGATTATCTAAAACAATGTCTACTGTCTTACCTGAAACATCATGTGTAATGGCTTCATTGACAATATCATCAATTGCCATTTCCAATTCAGGGTGATTTGCCATCTCACGGTATCTGGTAACCAATTCTATTTCATTGCGAACAGAACCTTCTAAATCAACATATGTACCATAGTGTGCGTTTTGCGTTATCGTTACCGCACCATCATCCATCGACTCCGTTGGGAGTGCGAATGAGGGTTGCTCAGGTGCTTGAACCTGAACAATGTCTTTTTTACCGAGTGTAAAGCCGAAGAGCTTGACTGCCATTAATTATCCATTCTATAAAAATTGAGAAAGGCCGAAGCCCTTCTCTTATATCACACCGTCTGCTACAGATTCCCACCATTGATAGGTGAGTGTAACACTAAATTCTTCGATTGTATCGTTTGAACCCCAATCAACATCAATAGGAGTAACATCAGTTGGGAATAAACCAACAAACTTATACTTCTTCAATGTATTGCCTTGTTTTCCAAATTGAGTAACTTCACCATCAACGGAATAACCTAGTGGTGCAAGTGCAAGTGGATTACGGACATTAAGATTGTGACTATTGATACCGTTCATCCATCTTTCGAAAGCGTTACGGATAACAAAGTCTTCATCGTTAATGATTGTAATTGTCCAATCAGCAAATGTTCTGTTACCAACAAATTTTAGTTCACGACCAAAATATTGCACAGGCACAACACCTAGCGTAGCGCCAGGTAATTGTGCAGTCTTACACATAAAGGTAAGTTTAGTTTGAGCGTTTCCTGGCGCAGAGAACGCAGGGAAAGGCATAGAGATTTCAAATAGATTGGGACGGGCACCGTCCCCTGTCATCTGAGCTCTAAAATCATTTACATTAAATGCCATTTTTTATTCTCCTGTTTCTCTATTTATTAAAACTTTCCAACCACTTCGTCAAACGATACGCCTGTGCGTACTGCAACAAAGTTAAGTTGGATAAAGTTGATTGAACGAGCAGGTTTGATATAAATGTCACCAATGAACTCATTGCGGTCGATAACTTCACCAGTATTATTGGTGTCATCACAAACAACACGGAAGTCGGTGATACCACGGCGACCTTGTACATCACGCAAGAATGGTTCTACGAGTGCAACAAATTGTGCTCTTGTGAATTGGTCATTAAATTCAAACATTGAGAAACGAGCTGCTCTTGCAATTGCTTTCTCAAGTACAATGAATAGTCTACGAACATTGATGCGGTCAAACGCAGATGGTTTAGACAACAATGTTTTGTCACCAAACAATACTGTACCTTCTCCTTGGAAAGAAACAATAGGGTTGATGCCTTTAACATACAAATCATCACGGTTTGTCTTAGTTGGATTCCATGCAAGTTTGATAACATTCTTAATGATACCACGATTCAAACCACCAGGAGAGAACCATGGGTCTCTTTCAAGGTCTGTTCTTGCACATAAACCAGCAACGTCACCATTTAATGGTACCCAACGGTAAACATCAGAATACTTGTCGTATTGATATTTCCAGTTAGAATCCAAAACGGCATATGATGAACTTGTTAATGTGTTGCGATATGTTGTAATAGCAGTTGTTTCAGTACCAGCATTATCAACAACATTTGATTTTGGTGGTGATAAGAACACTACACAATCTTTTCTTGATTCGGCAGTTGAAATTAAAGCCGTTGCAAGTGTAGTGTCTGATGGGCCAGAAACAATTAATGAAATATCAACGGCTTCTGCGTTATTGAAAAAGTCATAGGCAGTTACTACGTTTGCAGTAGTGATTGTTCCATCAACACCACCAGACAACGATACTGTTACATTTGAAGTTAAGTTTGCAAATGCTGTGTTATTTGCAGAAGAACCCCAAGAAGTACCTGTTGAAAGTGTAGTTGGATGTGACGTCCAATGGATATAGTTTGATTTGTTTTGTAATACTTGTTTATAGTAATTTGCATTACCAGAATCGTCTTTAGCATCTAATGCTTTAGATACAAAACCAAATTTCTCAAGAACTGTTCCTCTTGTACCAGAGAATAATCCGTCTTCATCTATAACAATAACGTGAACTTCGTCAAGTGTACCACCTTTGTTTGTAACATAGGTAGAAGTTCCTGGTGCTGAAGTAAACTGTGTTGAGTATGTCCAACCTGAATATGTGTTTGCATCGGCAATAGAAACTTTTAATGTGTTACCGATTGCACCTGCATAACGAGCCGCAGCAACACCGTAAACGGTATTACCAGAAGACCAGTTATCTAACCAATCATCTTCGTTCTTAATAAGTGCAACATTGTTAGCACCATTAGCGGTTGCGTTTCTTGTTGTTGTGATGTTTGCAGCACGAACAATTTTTAAGTTGGAAGTGTATGCTAGGAAGTTTGATGCTGAGAACCAATATTCATAATTTGTTGAGTCTGGCTTACCGAATCTATCGGCAAGACGAACTTCGTCAGAGATTGTAATAATTTCACCGATTGGACCCCACGCAAACGGTCCCGCAAATGCGCCAATTGAGGTAGCGACTGAAGGGACAATTGTAGTCAGGTCGATTTCTGATACGTTTACCCCTGGTGAGAGCTGAAATGCCATTGGATTTCTCCTTTAGTTGTGAGTCAATTTTTCTTTTATTGTCTATTTAGTTTTTTAGAAAGTTGAGGATGAGGAGTAACCTCGTTAAGTCCAAACATCTCCATTAGTACTGTCAATAATGATTTCTTCTTTGAGTCCGTTATCAAATATGCCTACTGGAGCCAAATCTTCATCAACTAACATGTTCTGTTCTGCCAACATTAATTTTCTTATATCAATATTGGTACTGTCTTTAAAGAATGTCTGTGCTGTCAACCATGCAAAAATAACCAGACCCATCACCAAATCGTCATTATTTCCTTCTTCCGCAGCATAACTGTCACGGATTCGGACAAAGGTATTCATCTCGGCAATGGTGTCAAAATCATTTACAATCAGTTTGTCGTTTTCTACCAATGTTTTTAAGTTGGCACATCCAATTTTTTTAACTGATTTTGTTGTTTTGATACCAAAAGATGTATTTCTTCTAAATCCTCCAGAAATACTTTGACCTTTGATGTGATGGTGTTCTAGTTTATAAATGTTTTCGTATTCTAAATCATAGTGTAGAATATCAACCACTTGTTGGCCAATATTATTAGTTTCAATCAAAGCATAGGCTTCATTGTATTTCTTTGCAATCGAATAGATTACAGTTGGAAAAAACAATAAAGGTAATTTATTATTCCTATATTTAGCAACTTGTCTATATGGTGTTTGAGATACATCTAACACATTAATGGTAGAGTAATCCTGTTCAACACCTTCGGCACAATCTACTGTGGCAATATAGAGTCGGTCTTTAATAGGTTCCTCATATATATCAAAACCTTCTATTGAGGATATCGGATTGTGGAATGCCAGACTACGCAGTTTAGCACCAGATATAAGAGTTGCCGATGAACCAATGAATTCGGTTTCAAACTCTTGTCGGAATTGTTCTTCAGAAGTGTTTCGTATTGTTTCATCCTTCCAAGCCGCATCACGACCTGGCACTTGCGACCAATGGACCTCCAATGGTTTGTAAGTAGAACGACCTTCTATCGCATCCACCCACATCTTGTAGAAATGATTCAATCCGTATGGTGTTGAAACAATAATAACTTTGGTAGTTTTACCAGAGGAAATAACAGGGTATGTTGATGTAAAGAATTCATCTGCCATGTTCTTTGGAACGAAAGCAAATTCATCTAAGAAGATTAGATTATAAGAACCACCACGAACACCAGATGCTGATGTTGCAAATGCAGCAATTTTAGATTTGTTTTCTAGTTCAATATTACCTTTGTTCCAAACAATGATACCTTGTTGCAACCATAAAGGTAAATATTCATATGCGTATTGAATACGGCCTAAAATTTCACGAGCAAGAGAACCTTT